TTTTTTTTGTGCGTAGTGCAGTCTTTTGTGAACCGCTGACATAACTTTTGTGCCACGCTCCATTAGAGCCATAGTAGTACCAACTGGTGTTTGTGAACTACCTATTTCTGATAACTGCATATCAGCGACAGTTGCAAATTGTTTTGCTGCATCCACACATAAACCTAATAACTGTAGTAAAGTTTGATCGGGACCCTTATATGGTAAAGGCATCAGTGCCTCACGAATAATACCATTAGGTGCATCTACATCTCTAAACTCACCGGGTTGTAGAGGTTGATCGTCATCACGTATTCTGAGTCCACGTGACTTAAAACCTGCAGGTAAATTAGATAATGTTCCAGCGTCTAATAATTGACGTAGAGCTGAAGTAGCAGTTCTTGTCAAACCACCAATCATATGTATCAAGCCAAAGCCATAAAATCCTAGTCCTGGTAAAAATTTGTAATGTACAAAGTATTCGTTCTTTTTTCTTAACGCATCACCTTGATTATAATTTCGGTAGATTGATATGATGCTATCAGAACCTCTATCTATTGTAACGATGTAAGGTAATTTAATTCCTGAGGGTTCATTAGTTTTTGGATCTATGTCTTCAAAACCCTCTAAATCTAAATCGACATGAACCTCATATAACTCAGCCATGTCATCGACTGCATAACTACCTGGAGACTCACCATCTATCTGATCTTTCTTTTCTTGTAAATCTGTTTGTCCTGCATCATAGCCATTACCATTTGTGTCAATATAAAATCCACTAACTTGTTTTTTTCTTAAATCGTTTTTTGACATTTTTAAAACTTGTGTAATACGTTCACAAGTTTCTAGGTCTGAACATCCATACGGGACAATAACATCTTCAGCAGGAATAAATTTTGAGGTAGCTCTGTTTAATGTTTCTTCAAAGTAAACTTTTTTAAATGCACTGCCTGACAAAGGTAATTGAAATAACAGTTGGTCCATCTCTGGATTATAGTCTTCCATGACATGAGTAATCTCATAGTTCATGTAATCTTTAACACGCTCTGCTGCTTGTTGTAATTGTGTAGTGTTTGCACCAACCACCTGTGTTCTTACAGGCCCATCACTAGGTAATAACTCTACATAAGCCATAGCCTGAAACTGTGTTACAGCTTGAGCTAAGACAGGGTGATTAACACTAGACGCACCACGAAATGGTCTAGTTCTTTCTTCGTATTTAAAACCTAAAAGATCTAAACCTTTAGTATAAGATTGCTCCCACTCTTCTCTTGTGGTTTTATCATTGTCAATTTTTTCATTAAGCTCATTTGCTACTGATTGTAAATATCCTTCTTCAAGCACTTCCGCTAAGTTTGAATTAAATCCAATAGGTTGTGTTTCTTGCTCACCAATTATGGCTGAGCCGTCCTCTATGATTTCTACACCTTCTTGACTGTTAGGATCTGATAAGTTTACTGTGGTTCCAACTTCTTGAACGAGTATCTCTTCTTCCTCTGGTCCACCTGCACCTAAGCCTTTTGGCTCTTTTGCATTATAAGGTTCATCTTGTATGCTATCGAATTTATCTACCATATTCACCGAATATATCTGTGATTGAAACTAAACTATCTTTTGCAATTGATCCACCATCTTTTTTCTTAAATAAAAAGAATGGCTTATCCGCTGCCTCATCAGGCATCGTAAGAACAAACATATCTACAAGTTGTGGGTTTGTTTCTTCAATAATTATTTTAGCATCCTCTGCTTTATCTATATCTCTTAAGGTCACAAGGTCAAATCCTCCATCAGGTTTAGTTCTAACATAATATTCCATGGTTTGACCGGGTGCTATTTCTCTTCTTACAACAACATCATTTGGTCCAAAATCTCGAGCTACTCTTTCGATCTCTTCATCTAAAAATTCATCTACTCTTCGATTAGTTGGAGCAAAGTCTTTTAATAATTCGAACTCACCATCAACATTTTTATTAAAAAACTTTAAACCTTTTTCTGCTTTAGTTGGATCTACTATTTGTTCTACTTGAAATGTTGCACCATATTTTTTTGCGATGTTTTGCATTTGTTGTTTTACAACTTTGTCATAAAGATTTTTGAATTTTTTGCCCTCTGGCCCATCAGGATTTTTACCCCAACGTTGATTAACCTTTTCTGCAGGCATGATAGCAACTTTTTGTATGCCTTTAGATTCTGCATCTTTTATAGTTGACTTTACTAACAAATCAACATAGTCAGCCTGTTTGTTAAAAGGTATTGCAGGAAATATTTCTAATTCTTTCAAGCCACCACTATATTGGCTAATAGCATTATCTGTTGCACCAAACCCAGCAATGTCTTCTGATTGTGATGCCCCTGGAACTTGTACTTTTGCTAAATCTCTATCAAGCTCACCGGCTCTATTTAAATCTAATAAGTTATCCAATACTTGTTGTTGTTTTTCTGCAATAGATTTTATTACAAACTGTGTTTCTGGTTTTCTTGCTCTTAAATCTAATTTTACTGCAGCGTCTATTTGATTTTGTAAGATGTCAATTTCTTCCGCATATTGTGGTATTAAACCTTTTGCAGCTTCATTTGGAAATGGTTTTATAAGTGTAGGATTATCTTGTAGCATCTTTAATTGTTTTTCTGACACAACATTATTTATGGAATCCAATAATTGCTGTCCCTGTCGTCTATCAAACTCATCTGTGCTTTGTAATAATCGATTAGCTTTTTCTTGAATTTTTTCTATCCTTGCAAATAATGCTTTAACACGTTCCTGTTCTTTTCTAACTTGAGTTAACATGTCTGTTTGCAATTCTTGTATGACAGCAACCTTTTGTCCAGTTGAGGTATCGTAATCGGCAACTCTTGTAAATCCAATAACGTTCTCTTCGCTAAAATGACCACTTGATACAAAAGGTTTTGTCTCACCTGGTAAACGTCCTGCTGTCACAACTATTTCTCTGTATTGTTTTCCCACTTCGTCTAAAGGTTGATTACCTACGTTTCGATGTCTAGGTTGACCTGCTGATTGTATCATCTTCGAGTCACCTTCTGATAAGGGTATAGGATCGGCCTCTTTAACTTTAATAGCCAGATTACCCATTGGTGATGTTTCATAGTAGTCAACTAATTGTTCTTGTGTGATTTTTTGGTTTGGAAAATACTTTTCAAAATCACGAAGGTATTGCTCTATACCAGAGTCTTTTAATTCTGCTAAAGGTGCAGCGTCACCACCTTGTAAAAAGTTTACCCAGTCCTGTGGTCTAGCTGACTTTGGTGCAGTAGGAGACACAATTTTTTCTAAAGTAAAAGATTTGAAAGCAAAGTCATCAGGTTGCACATCCTGTGTTGTAGGTAGGTTAGAACCTGGTGGTCCAGCGGGTGCATCTGTTTCAATTTTTTTCTTAGGTGTATCAACTGCTTTTACTTCACCAAACTTTTGAAAAATTTTTACAGGATTAAACGCTAATAAATTTTCTGACTCTACTGCTTGTTGAAAGAAGTCCTCGTCTATCGCAGGATCTGGTGTGAACTGTTGTTGATTAATATTTTGCAACGGATCACCGCCAATAGCCATACGTACAGGTCCGCCCCTCTCAAAACTTTTTGTGGTAAAAAATTTTTTTCTAATGCTTGGATTATCTCCAGTAGCTAACATCTCATCTGGGACTTTAGCTGCATCTGGCCTAGCTCCTGATAAAATTAACTCTTGTGGATTTTTTGCAAAGGCTGCAAAACGTTCATCAAGGTAACTTGAAAGTTTTTGGAAATCAGGTTTATTAGGATCTCCTAACATTATCGTTTTTATTCCAGCAGGAGTTTTTCCATATTCATCAGTTGTTTTAAATACCTGCTCAGGAAAAATTTTTTGTAACAAATTAAATGTTTCATCGGTCATTTGTTTATCTGTAAATCTAATATATTCCAACATCCCTCGTTTTGATAAATTATCTTGGTATGTTTTTAATTTTCCAAGCAGTCTTTCTAAATCCTCTCTGCTCTGCACCTTATTAATTTTTGCAATTGTTTGCTTCGTAGCATTTTCTGTTACTGGCTGTAATGCTACATTGTGATTATCAAAATTAATTCTAAAGCTGTCCGGGTCACCAAATTTACCCTCCATACCTGGTGCTAACTTAAATTGTTTTGCAGGAGTACCTAACATTCTTTGAGAAAATTCGTGAGATATTTGTCCATGAAACCTATTTTTGTATTTTTTATACATTGCCATATAATCATTTTTGTATTTATTTTTTGGATCAACTCTATTTACCTCAGATACAAAACGTTCTCTAACGGCTGGATTCTCCTGTAGAAGTTTCAAAAATTTATCATCCGCATATGCATTGATTTGTTTTTTTAAATTTTGTGCGCTTTTAATTTTTTGTATATCTTCTGGACTTGTCATAGCAAGTATTGTTTCATAAAGGGTATCTAAATTTTTACGTTGCTGCACCACATCATAATCAGGGTTTGGAACTGGCTTACCATTTTTACCTATAATTTTAAATGGTTGAAATCCGAACAAGTCTGGATCTGATATGATAGACACTAATTCATCTTGAGATTCTTTACTTAAAGATCTGTAAAATTCTCTAAACCTAATTTTAGCAATGTTCCTATTTGTGGATGCAGGTCCAAAATCTAAATTTACGTAGTTTTCAATGTGATCTATTAATTGACCTGGCCTTCTTGCTTTCTGCCCGACTATGTTACTTAAAGCTGATGGCTCTACAGAAAGTTTTAAATTAGTTCCCTCAGTAGGAAAAACTAAATAACTTGGGTGTCCGACTAACTGATCTTGTGTAAAAGCCTTATAACCTTTTTTGTCATAATACTTAGGTCCAAGATTACCTTGTATGTCGCCATTGTTTATATCCTCCAACAAACGATTCATTTCATAAATTCTTTCGTCATTAATTTCTTTTTGTAAATCTTCTTGTAAAACTAAATTTTTTGCATCTGTAGTAAATGACCTCTTATCTTTTACAAACTGTAATGGCACACCTGTCTCTTCTGCAAGCATAGGTCTCGTATATTTTTTATTTGGGTTTGCAGCTAAGGTGTCTTCTAAAAGTTTTATTCTTTCTGCTTTTGTGCGTTTTACTGAATCAAATCCTAGAGCAATGGCTAAATCAGATTCTTCATTCCTATCTAAAATTTTTTTTATTTGTTTTCTATTTACTCCTACAGCTTGAGCCGCATCATTAGCTGTATAATCTTTTTTAAATTTTTGAGCGATATTCATTTCGCTTTTAATTTTATTTATTTTTTCTAAATCTTTTTTTCTTTGCGTTTCTTGTATAACATCTATTCTTTTTGTAGTTGCTAACTTATGAATACTAAAATCCATATTTGGATTGGCTTCTTCTAATCTCTCAATAGATCTTTTATATGCGTTTCTATCTATATTATAATTTTTTTCTAATTTTTTTCTGCCAAGTTGCAAAGCTACACCTTCAGGGTTTTCGTTAATAATTCTCATTACCTTCTCATCAACTTTTTTTGCAACAGTCCCGTAACCTGCTTTCATCGGTCCATAATCTGGAATGTTAAAATTTATACCGGAGGCTGGTAAGCCCTCGCCTTTTTCTGCCATCAAGGCTATTCTGCCCTCATCAACACCTTTACCTATGACTAACATAGGATAGGTAGATTTCATTTCAGCTATTATCTCAGGGTACTCCTTAGCTATTTTAGAATCATTTATAACCTCTGCTATTTGTTTACCAGCGTATTGTTTTTTAAATTCTTCTGCGCCTTTCATCACACCCTTACGAGCTCCCGCCCCACCAAACCAAAACTCTATAGGTAGTAAAGCAACACCCAGTTGTTGTGCTCCATCTAAGTCTGTAAATTTTTCACCTGACTGTATTCGCTTAGATCCTGCTATAGCGTCTGACAAAATAAAATCAAAACTTTGATTAATACCTTCCTCAAAGGTTAAAGGCTGCATCTCTTTACCGAACCTTTTAAAATACATTTCGTTTTGTGCATCAGTCACAGCACCGGGTACGGTGTTATAATACTTTGCTATTTCTTTATTAATCGCAAATTTTTGTCTGCCTCTCTCTGCAGCTTCAGGGTTGACCATATTCTCAGCCAGTCGACCAAGAGTTTGTGCAAACACATCACCTACAAAATTAATAGGGCCTCTTGCTATGTTGGCCATGGTCTGTGAGCCACGAGCGATATCTTCTTGTACAGCGGGTTTTGTAATTCTTTCTTGGTAAGCTGGACCAGCACGATACGGTTTATTAGTCATGCCCCCGTTTGCCATGTAAGCAGGGTCTTGATCTATCACATCATCAAAAGGATTATAGGCCATTAATAATACTCCGTCTCTGGTCCGTGGTCCGTG